GGAATTATTGCCAGCAAAAGGACCTGTAAAAACACAGGTAATTGGAGCTAGAACAGCAGAGACAGAAAGCCAAGCTGATCGTGTAATGGAGTTTATGAACTATTACATCATGAATGTAATGAAAGAGTATGATCCAGAACTAGACCAATTGTTATTTTTCTTACCATTAGCTGGTTCAGCATTTAAGAAAATATACTATGACTTTTCATTAAAAAGAGCTGTTTCCAAATTTATACCACCAGAAGATCTTGTAGTTCCATATGAAGCACCAGATATTTCTACAGCTGAAAGAATTACACATGTAATTAGCATGTCAAGAAACGAAATTAAAAAACAACAGCTAAGTGGTTTTTACGCTGATGTAGATATACCTGATGGTGATTACGGAGATTCAAATGATGTACAAGATGAAATTGATGATATACAAGGCATGTCACCATCTTATACAGAAGAAAGAAACAGAACAATATACGAGGTTCATACCATTCTAGATCTAGAAGGATATGAAGATATCGATGAAGAAGGTGAATCAACTGGTCTAAAATTACCATACATAGTAACCATTGATGAACAAGCGAACAAAGTCTTAGCAATCAGAAGAAATTACAATCCAGAAGATCCTGACAAAAACAAAATAAATTATTTTGTACAGTATAAATTCTTACCCGGTCTTGGTTTTTATGGTCTTGGACTTTCACACATGATAGGTGGATTGAGTAAAGCATCGACATCAATATTGAGACAGCTCATAGATGCTGGAACTTTAAGTAACTTGCCAGCTGGATTCAAAGCTAGAGGTATGAGAATTAGAGATGAAGCAGATCCACTGCAACCCGGTGAGTTTAGAGACATAGATACTACTGGCGGTTCTTTGCGTGAAAACTTAATACCACTACCTATAAAAGAACCAAGTAATGTATTGATGCAGTTATTAGGATTGCTTATTGACTCAGGAAAAAGATTTGCTGCTATTGCTGATATGAATGTTGGTGATATGAATCAAGCTATGCCTGTTGGAACTACTGTAGCATTACTTGAGCGTGGCACAAAAGTTATGAGTGCAATACATAAAAGATTGCATTACGCACAAAAACTTGAGTTTAGCCTTTTAGGTAATGTATTCGCAGACTTTTTACCACCTGTTTACAATTACGATACTGGAACTGCGCCTAGAGAAATAAAAGCTACCGATTTCGATGATAGGATTGATGTGGTTCCAGTATCAGATCCAAACATTTTTAGTCAAAGCCAGCGTATTACTTTGGCACAAGAATTATTGCAAATGGTTCAATCTAATCCACAGATACATGGACCTTTAGGTATATATGAAGCATACAAAAGAATGTATGGTGCTTTAGGTATAGATAATGTTGAGTCATTATTACAGCCACCACCAGACATGACACCAAGACCAGTTGATGCTGGCTTAGAAAATTCTGGCTTCTTGTTAGGTCAACCAGCACAGGCTTTTCCACAACAAAACCATGAAGCTCATGTACAAGCACACCAAGGATTATTTTTGACTAGCGTGGTTCAACAAAATCCACAAATACAATCTTTAATAATTAGTCATGTTATGCAACATTTACAATTTTTATCTACACAAGTAGCTCAACAACAAATGCCACCAGAGATGCAAGAAAGAATTTCTCAGTTGCAAATGCAAGCACAGCAAGTACCACCTGAGCAAGCAGAACAAATACAACAAGAGTTACAGATGATGATGGATCAGATGTCCTCACCAATTATGGCTCAACTTACTAATGATTTCTTATCTACAATACAAACAGGTGGTGACGATCCATTAGTTGCCATTAGACAACAAGAGCTTGCGCTTAAAGATAAAGAAATTGATTTAGATCAAGAAAAGTTTGTAAGCAAGCAACAACAACAGCAACAGTCGGACATGATGGATGCTCAATTATCTCAACAAAGATTAGATGTGCAAAAATCTATTGCTGACGATAAGCTACAACTTGGGTTAGACAGAATGAGACAACAAGCTGAACTTAAAATTTTAGAACTAGAGCAAAGATTTAGGAGAAATTAAATGGCTTCGTCAATACAATTAGAGATGCAAAGGCAACTCAAAGAACAAAAAAAGTTAGATAGACAAAAAGAGCAAGAAGCATGGGCAAAAGCTGAAGCAGAAGCACTTGCTAGTAAGAAAGCATCAGATGAAAGAATCGCAAAGAAAATGAAAATTATTGAATCTGGTGGTGTGGTTCCTAACCCAAAACCAAAAAAAGAAGAAGCACCTAAGAAAGCAAAAGTGGTTGAGGAAGTAAAAGCAAAGGAGCCAAAAAAAGAAGCTACTAAGAAAAAAGTAGCTAAAAAGAAAGTAGCCAAGAAAAAAGGTAGACCAGCGAAGAAAAAATAGGAGTATTCAATGGATGGGTTTGATTTAGTTAGTGACATAAGAAAAGAAATACAGATACAAGTAGACTCAATACAAAATATATTGATGACAGGTCAAGTTAAAGATATGGAGCAGTATAAATTCTTTACAGGACAACTACATCAGTTATACAATATGCAAGACTTTATTAAATCTTATAAAAAGATAGAGGATTGAGCAAAATGGGCGAAAAAGTTGAGTTGAAATCAGCTTATGTTGATGCAGATGATGTAGTTTTGGATCCAACAAAGGTAGAAGATAGTGTAATAGAAAGAATGCCACAGCCAACTGGATGGAGAATTTTATGTTTACCATACAGAAAAAGTCGAAAAACAAAAGGTGGTATTGTTCTTACCAGAGAAACAGTAGATAAAGAATCGTTAGCTACTTTAGTAGCTTATGTGGTTAAGAAAGGACCTTTATGCTACAGTGACAAAAAGAAGTATGGCGAGCATTGGTGTCAAGAAAAACAATGGATCTTGATTAGTAGGTATGCTGGTGCTAGGTTTAAATTAGAAGATGGTGCTGAAGTTCGTATAATTAATGATGATGAAGTCATTGGAACTATAAAGCACCCAGACGATATAGTGAGCATATAAATTATGAGTGAAGAACAAGTAGAGCAAAAACAAGAAGAAGAAATCGCATTCACTGTTGTAGATGATACAGCAGTGAGTCAGACCACTGCTACAGTAGATTCTGATGATGAGCTTGATAAATATACAAAAAATGTAAGCAAGCGAATCAATAATCTGAATAAGAAAACTAGACAAGCAGAAGAAAGAGCGTTGCAAGCTGAAAGATTATTAGCTCAAAAAGATGCTGAAAACCAACAACTAAAAGCAAAAACTAGCCAATTGACTAGCAATGTATTGGTTGCTGAAGAACAGTCAATACAAGCTAAAGAACAACAAGCAGATGAGTTATACAAAAAAGCAGTCTCTAGTGGCGATGCCGATTTAATGAGCAAAGCAGATACACTAAAAAGCGATTTGTCTATACAAAAAGAAAAGTTAAGAATTGCAAAGAATAGACAAGTACAAGAGCCAGAAGTTGCACAACAGACTGTTCAAGCACCACAACAACAAGTGCAACAGCAAGTACAGCCTAGTGATAGTGCGTTAGCTTGGAAAGGTAGAAACAATTGGTACAACCAACCAGAACATAAAGAAGAATCTGATTATGCTATGTACCAACATTATGTGCTTGAAAATGAAGGTTACATAGCTGATACTGATGATTATTGGAATGAGCTAGACACAAGAGTTCGTAAGGTTTTTCCTAATTTGGAAGAATCTGAGAAAACAGCCGAAAAAAATGATGCTAAACCCACTGTGCAAAGAGTTGCATCAACTTCTGTAGGAAGTAGGCAAAAAACACAAGCAAAGAAAGGCGGTGTTACATTTACTAAGTCTGAACAGGCTCGCCTAAGAGCTTTAAAGCCACACAAGATGTCTGAAGATGAGTGGTTTAAAAGAGTTGCAAAAGAGAAGCAAAAAATCTCACAACAAAGAGAGGTAAGTTAATATGTCAGGTTTAGAAGATTACGCAAGAACTGATCGTGATTCCGAGACACACGATAAAGAAGCTCGTAGAAAACCATGGGAGCCAGTAAGAAAGCTCGATACTCCACCACCACCAGAAGGATATGAGTATAGGTGGATTAGACAGTCTTTGCTTGGTACAGAAGATGCAAACAATGTATCTTATCGATTAAGAGAAGGTTGGGAATTCGTACAAGGATCTGAATTACCAGCTGGATGGTCATTACCAACAATGGGCGAAGAAAAAGGGCGATTAGCTGGCGTTGTATATAATGAAGGATTGATACTTGCTAAACTTCCTGTTGAAACTAAAGGTGAAAGAAATGCTCATTATGAGCAAAAAACTCATCTCGCAAATCAAGCGTTAGATAACACTATGTTTAATGATGCCAAAAAAGATAGTAGATACGTGAAGTACGATAGCAATAGAAAATCCAGTGTTACTTTTGGTAAAAAATAACCAAAGGTAGCTTTACATAGGAGTAAACAAATATGGCTAATAAAGATGCCAGTTTTGGTTGCAAACCAGTAAGAATGATGGGTGGTGCTCCTTATTCTGGCGGTCAAAGCCGTTACAGAATAGCCAGTGGTGCTACAACTCCAATTTTCCAAGGCGACTTAGTTACGCAACTAACAGCCGGAGTATTGGGTAGACACGCTGCGAGTGGAACTGTCCCTGTCGTTGGAGTATTTAATGGTGTAAGTTACACTGATCCAACATCTGGTGAGCAAATATTTAAGAACCATTATCCGGGTAGTATTTCTGCTTCGGATATCGTTGCCAATGTGATTGATGATCCTAATGTTGTTTTTGAAATACAGTCAGACGAAGCATTTCCTGTCGCTGACTTGTTTGGAAACTTCGACATTGTTGAACAATCACCAGTAGGTAGCACTCTCTCTGGGAAAAGTAATGCAGAACTCGATACCTCAACAGGTGCGACTACTGCTGGACTGCCTCTCAAGGCAATTGATATATCTCAGGATCCCGATAACTCAGACGTTGCGTCTGCCAACACCAATGTTCTTTGTGTGATACAAAATCACATCATGGGACAGAAAGGTGCTGGTCTAGCTTAAAGGAGCTTAATTATGGCTATTTCAAGAGCCCAACTAGCTGCGGAGCTAGAACCCGGTCTTAACAGTCTTTTCGGACTGGAATATGACCAACATGGTGAGGAATATTCTGAAATATTCCAAATGGAAGACAGCGCAAAAGCGTTTGAAGAAGAAGTAATGTTAGTAGGATTTGGCGGTGCGCCAGATAAAGCTGAAGGTCAAGGAGTATCATTTGATAACGCAACTGAGTCATACACTGCGCGTTATTCACATGACACTGTAAGTTTGGCATTCGCACTTACCGAGGAAGCTATAGAAGATAACTTATACGACTCACTTGGTAAGAGATACACTAAGAGTCTCGCCCGTTCAATGAAACATTCTAAGGAAGTCAAAGCAGCATCTGTGTTGAACAACGCTTTTTCCAGTAGTTTCACTGGTGGTGATGGTGTATCACTAATCAATACTGCTCACCCATTAGCTGGTGGTGGTACTGAAGCTAACAGAGCAACAACAATGGCTGACTTGAATGAAACAAGTCTTGAAGCTAACCTAGTAGATCTAGCGACATTTACTGATGATCGTGGACTACAAATTAGTGTTATGCCTTCTAAACTTGTCATTCCACCACAATTGGTTTTTGTGGCTGACAGATTGTTGTCAAGTGATTTAAGAACAGGAACTTCAGATAACGATATCAATGCAATTAGAAACACTGGAATGATTTCTGGTGGGACTGTTGTAAATCATTATCTTAATGATCCAGATGCTTATTTCATCATAACTTCTGTAACCGACCAAGGTGATGGTCTAAAAGGCTTTCAAAGAACTGCAATGGCAACTTCAATGGAACCAGACTTCACTACTGGAAACATTAGATACAAGGCTAGAGAGCGTTATTCTTTTGGCTTTAGTGATTTTCGCGGTATCTATGGATCACAGGGTGCTTAATTGAACCAACAGTAGGGTTTATTACTCAACTACTGATAAAGGGTGCTTTCGCACCCTTTTTTTATACCTAAAATAAATATAAATTAATTGTATTAATAGTTGCAAATATTTGCACATTTGATACTATATGTATGTGGAAACAATTATTAAAACTAAAAAGGAGAACAAGGTGGAATATAAAGTAAGTTTTAACAATGTAAATGAAGAAGGTGAAACATACATAGCCTCTTATTTCTTTTACAGTATAGCCAATGCCCATTCGTTTATTAAAGGTAACTTTGGTGATGATGCTAATAAATGGGATATTAAAATTACTAAAAGCGAATCATT